CGGAGATGTGTATAAGAGACAGCCAATATGGAGGAACTGGCACCAGTCAGCTGGTGTACAAGTAATTAAATGAAAATACTAGTTATGGGACTACCTGGATCAGGTAAAACTTGGTTAGCAGAAAGATTGCAACCAGAACTCGAATGTGCATGGTACAATGCTGATGCTGTGCGAAAGATGGCAAACGACTGGGACTTCTCTGATGAAGGACGCCAACGTCAAAGTAATCGTATGAGAAGTATTGCTGACTATGAGAAAGGACATGGTCGTACAGTTATTTGCGACTTCGTGTGTCCAACTCAGGAAACCAGGGATGCTTTTGACGCAGACATGACTATCTGGGTTGATACAATAACAGAAGGAAGATTTGAAGATACCAATAAAGTATTTCAAAAACCATCACAAGTTGAGTATACAATTACAAGACACTTGAGTGATGATGAAATAAAGGACTTTGCAAGTGAGCTCAAGGAGAAAATAAATGTTTGATTGGCAGAAACCAACTACTGAAATGTTAGGACGATGGCAACCATGGCACGACGGACACACTGCTCTCTTCAAAAAAGCCCTGCTGGAAACTGGTCAAGTAGCAATCATGATTCGCGATGTCGGTGGTGTTGTTGGGCAAGATGCTGGGGGAGGCCGCACCGGTAACCAAAATGACAATCCTTTTGACTACGATGCTGTGGTTGAAAATATCAAAGCTGGGTTAGCAGAAGCTGGTTTCACTTACGAAGAAGAATATGTTATAATGAAGGTTCCTAACATTGTTGACATTAGTTATGGTCGCGGTGTTGGGTACACGTTCACAGAACATGACCTTGGTGATGATATCCACAATGTCAGCGCCACAAAAATTAGAGCTCAACTACGTGAGCAAGGAAAATTGTAGTGAGATTTGAAGTAGTAACATCGATGAACCAGTCGTACTATGACAACATTGGGCATAAGATGTTGCTAAGTTACATACACAGCTGGCCTGAGGATGTAAAACTGAGAATATACACAGAAGACAATCTTGTTATTCCAAACAGTTTGCATTACAAAAAATATGATCTGGTGCATCTTGAACCCGAGCTTATAAAGTTTGTGAATCGTAACAAAGACAGAAAGGATCAGCAAAATCCTAAAGAGCTTCATCTTGGTGCAGTACGGTTTTCATATAAGACGTTTAGCATAATCAATGCCTGCACAACATCTTTAGCTGATTATGTGATATGGTTAGATGCAGATACATTTACACATACACCTATCACCCACGAATTCCTTGAGTCATTAGTAAAGCCAGAAGCATACCTGACATATCTTGGTAGAGAGAACAATTACAGTGAGTGTGGTTTTGTGATCTACAACGTCAATCACGAATGTAACAGCAGCTTCATGGAAAGTTGGAAGAAACTTTACACCACAGACAATGTCTTTCGGTTGCCTCAGTGGCACGACAGCTATGTGTTTGATTCGTTGCGTAAGTCGTTTGAAGATTTTCATGAGATTGCTAACTTTAATTTGAGTCCTTGGGGTAAGGATTACGACCATGTTTTTATTAACAGTGTGCTCGGAGAGTATATGGATCATATGAAAGGCGATCGTAAGTACGAAGGAAAAAGTAAAAAATCTGATTTGACAAGAAAAGTAGAAGCATCATACTGGAGAGACCTATGACTGAGTACTATCATCCAGAAACAAACAAGACAATAAAGATTGATACAGGATTTGAAGGTGGTGTAACTACCGTAACCGAAACAAATGGATCCAATGTTCAATCGCTGACTTTAAGAGAGTCAGAAGTACCACAATTTGTTGAAAGGTTAATTAACACTGGTTGGTTACAGCGTCAGCTGCTCTAGTTGACTTTGATACTGAAGCATGGGATAATCGTCTTATGTTTTTTGAACTGACTGGTATTAGGAAAAGATGCGACAGAGAGTTTATCTCTGATGCGTTTCATTTTTTTGCAACAACTCTTCTCCATCGTCGCACGGTTGAAATTCTTGAGCTTTCTGTCGTTGTGAAAGATCTTGGCCATGCACATGGATTCTGTAGCTGGGAAGATAATAACATAAATCCAAGGGAATTCACAATAGAGCTAAACAAAAACTTGAGTGGCATTGAGTTGATAAAAACAATAGCTCATGAGATGGTACACCTAAAGCAATTTGTTAAAGGTGAACTAAAAGAAAGATATAGACCATCTCATCGTCATATTTGGTATGGTGATATTATTGATGTTAGTGATGATAACTTTTATGATGTACCTTGGGAAGTTGAAGCGCGTGACATGGAGCAAGAGTTGTTTCTTTTATTCGAAGATAAAATAGGTGACAAATGGCAACACAACTTACTGTTTTAGACTCTGAACCTCAAGCTGATGATGTAGGTTTCAGTCTTGGTGAGAACACCGAAGGCGTTACTGTAGACGAATTGTCTAAAGATGCTATGGGTGGTACTGAAATGATGAAGCATGGTCTCTACGATAGATTGCCTGCTGACATCAGAGACGAAGTTCAAATCATCTGTTCCAGAGTAAGAGATGTCGACACACATCGTCCTTCTATACTCTGGTTGCATGATCTATTCAATGACCCGGAAGCAGTGCACTTGCGTGAAGAAGAGTCGCGCAAGAGATTTGCCAAACTTGTGTTTGTGTCTCATTGGCAGTTTAACAGCTATCACTTAGCTATGGGTGTACCACATTCAGAATCTATGATATTCAAAAACGCTATAGAGCCTTTTGAGCCAGTGAGCAAACCAAATGATGGCACTGTTCGCATGATATATCATACAACACCGCACAGAGGCCTTGAAGTACTTGTACCTGTAGTTGAGTGGCTAGAAAACCACCACACAAACTTTCATCTCGATGTGTATTCTTCATTTGCTGCATATGGTTGGCCTCAAAGGGATGAACCTTATTTGGAATTATTCGAAAGAATCAAGCAAAGTCCTAACATGACATATCATGGTTACCAACCTAACGATGTTGTGCGTGAAGCATTGAAAGAAGCTCACATATTTGCTTATCCTTCTATTTGGCAGGAGACGTCATGCATAGCTGCCATGGAAGCTATGAGTGCTGGTTGTACTATTGTATGTCCAGAGTATGCTGCATTACCTGAAACAACAGCCAACTTTGGTTTAACATATCAATGGCATGAAGACATCCAACAGCATGCAAACGTCTTTGCCAATGCTTTGAGTCATACTATTGATATAGTACAATCTAGACCAGAAAGTATAGCTCCAAGGTTGCACGCTCAGAAGATGTATGCTGACTCGTTCTACAGCTGGGATCAAAGAGCAAAAGAATGGGAGAACCTAATCCGTGGCATCCTCGCAAAGAAAGCGTAAAAGAAGACAGCTTACTCCAGAACAGAAGCAGGCTGCAGCTGAACGTCTAGCTGCTGCCAGAGAGAAACGTGCAAAGAACAATCCTCCTGCTTATAAGAATGTTCACCCAGCTGTCATGGCTCTGCCTGATGATGACAATTGGTCTCATCGGACTGTTAAAGAGTGGATTAAACAGTGGAAGCAAAATAAGGAAATGTTTCACAAACAATATAGGCAAGGAGACAACAAAGCTCTTGCAAAGAAACTTGCTGCTGAAAATTACATTAACAATATGGAAACATATTTAAAGACAAGTGTTTGGTTAGATATGTTTTGGGGACCAGAAAGAAATAATCCTGTAGCGTTTCGTTGCTACGCTCCTGCCTACCATCACCAAGGAAAGAAAAAAGGTATGATGAAAAGACATAAAAACACATATTACAGTGATGTTGGCATGGTAGGTGAAAATGAGGAGTGTTGAACCTGACATAAATAATTTTATGTCAAACGTATATAAATTTCCAGAAAACGTAACGTCATTGGATATTGATGAGCTCAAGAAGAAAAATCTCGAAGCTCATGAGAAAAACAAAGCATTTAGATCTTCGCAAATAGATGATGTTGCTTTGATATGTCAACATGAACTTCTATCATACCTTGAGCTGCAAGGATTTGATGTAGATGGTTATGAGTTTATAGAACATTTTAGCTTTGCTATGGAAGCTCTACGGTCGTGTCTTCTTCAGTCAGCAGGACTCAATCATCCCCTTCAACAAATAAAACCTAATCTCCAACGACTACTGGAGGACTGGCCTGAGAGTTGACCTCATAGTGTGTTTCACGTATACTGATAGGTGAAATAACATTTGGAGAATATTATGATACTCGTTGATTTTAATCAAATAGTGATTGGCAATTTCATGATGCAAGTTGGTAACCACACAAACATCCCTCTTGATGAGGGAATATTACGCCATATGATTCTCAACGCGCTAAGATACTATCGTAACAAGTTTCACGAGGACTACGGTGAGCTTGTGATATGCTGTGATAGTAAACGGTACTGGCGTAAAGAGGTTTTTCCGTACTACAAAGCTGGCCGAAAGAAAGATAGGCAGGCCTCTGGTGTCGATTGGAGCACTATGTTTACTGTCCTCGACAAAGTCAGACAAGAGCTTATTGATGTCTTTCCTTACCGTACAATGATAATTGAAGGTGCAGAGGCTGATGATATTATTGGTACCATCGTTGGTTACGAGCGTGAGGAGAAAATATTAATCCTTTCGAGTGATAAAGATTTTGTGCAGCTTCATGTATATAATAATGTTGAACAGTATAGTCCTGTACTCAAGAAGTTTGTACGACATGAAAATCCAAAGCTATATTTAAGAGAGCATATCATTAAAGGTGACCGCAGTGATGGTATACCCAACATAATGTCAGCTGATAGCGTGTTTGTCAATGGCGGACGTCAGAAGCCTATCCGTAGGAATATGATAGCAGAGCTTGCAAGAGTCGATGTCGATCATGTTGAAGAAAGTGATCTCTTTAGAGAAGACGAACACAAGCGTAACTGGTTGAGAAACAGACAGCTTGTTGATCTCAAAATGATCCCAAGCGAGCTACGAAATAAAATTGAACGTACGTTTGTTGATTATAATACCAATGACAGAAGCAAGTTATTTAACTACTTCGTACAAAATAAGTTGAACAACTTAATGGAGAACATAAATGAGTTTTAACATGAGTGTCTATGAAATGTTAGAAGCTGTAGACAAGGAGAAAACTAAAGCAAAGAAAGTTTCGTTACTACAACAGTATTCGAAAGAATCACAAGCACTGAAGATCGTTATGGAGCTTGCATACGATAAAGCATGGCAGTGGTTACTTCCAGAAGGTAATCCTCCATACAATGCCTCACCAAAGGAGGCAGACCTTCAACACGTGCTAAAAGCTGATGCACGTCTGTCTCTTATACACATCTGACGCTGCCGACGATCTACTCTGTGTA